CTTTAAGACTCTACCTTGTTCAAATAATTCTGGCCAATATTTACCTAAGAAATTAATTAACAAAGCAGAAATAGAATTACCATCTACATCAGCATCAGTATACAATAATATTTTACCGTATCTTAAATCTTTAGGTTCATGACCTATCTTTAAACCTAATGCAGCCATAAGAGATTGTACTTCTTTGTTTTGTACAACCTTAGAAGGAATAGATTCTCTTACATTTACAAATTTACCTCTAAGTGGAAATGCGCCTTGCATATTAGGATTTCTATATTGCCTAAATGCAGATGATGCAGAATCCCCTTCAAAGATTGCAAGAGTACAGTTGCTTCTATCACCTCTCTTTTTTGCATCAATTAATTTTACAACCTTTTTCTTATCTAAACCTTTATTTAATTTTCTAAGTTTAGATCTTTCATCAGCAGCTTGCTTCTGTTTAATCCAATCTAATACTGATTGAATTATTTCTGAATTTAAAACTTGTCTTAATGTCTTATCAGAAAGTACATGAATACTACCGAAGTCTTTAGGTTCAGTAATAAGCTTCTCTTTTGTTTGAGACGAAAAGGCTGGGTTAATAATTGTACTATTAATAAAAAGGTATAAGTGATTTTTTAGTTCTGATGGCTTTACATCAACTCTATGCTTTCTTTTAATCTTATCCCTAAGGAATTGTGTAATTTGCCAAGTAATGTTATCTACATGCTTACCGCCATCTTTTGTTTCAACAGAATTTACAAATGAGATTGCTTTAAATCCTGAAGTAGAATGACCTATACCTATTTGCCAATTTTCTGATTGCTCATAAAATACTGGAGTGGTATATAATTCAGAGTATTCTTTAAAAGATTTAAAAGTAATAGGATCTTCATTTAACCAGATTTTTAATTTAGGATTACATGCAGCAATATCATAGAGCCTTTTTTCAATCATTTGAATTGAAGCTTTGTCAATCTTACTCATACCAAATCTTTTAAAATCTGCAATGTATGAAATTTCAGTAAATCCTTTCTTCTGTGATTTTATGGCAGGTTTAGTTTTCTTTGCCATATTATTTGAAAAGGTTTGGGTAAATCTTTTCTTCTTATCACATGTGTCAATTGTAAATTCTTTACTAAAAATATTTGTTAATGTACTACCTACGCCATTTGTTCCTACGACGGTTCTTTCTTCAGTATCGTCAAAATTACTTCCAGTTTTCAAATTACTGAAAATCATTTCAGGTACCCACTCATTATACTTTTTATGAATTTCTACAGGAATTCCACCGTTATCCCAAATGGATATTTTATTTGTAGAAATATCAATAGTAACTTTTACTTGATTAAGCTTAGGATTTCTTTTATGTTCATCAACCGAATTGGATACGATCTCATCAAAGAGTTTTAAGAAACCTGGATTATAGGTAAGTTCTTTAGGTACCAATTTCCAACTCCTTCTATCTAAAAGATAAACTTCTTCAGTATGAGGTTTAACAGAACCAATGTACATACCTGGTCTAAGTAATACATGTTCTGTATCTGTAAGTTTCTGATATTTCTTTTCAATGCTTACTGCCATTCTTTAGATTTATTTTTATATTGAAAAATTTTAAAAGGTTTAATTACCTACCAAATTCACTCCTTAAAATTGACTTAAGATATTGACGGTAAATATCCACGAGCCTTGACTCTTTAGTTTTATTTGCCCATTTGTTATGATAAAGATTAATAAGCTGTTTGAGCGCCGGATAATGTATACCTTTATTATCTTTGTGAGTTAAAACTTTTTCTACCCATTTCATCTCATCTCTTCTTTCTTCTAACTCCATTGATTTTTTTAACTTTTGATTGTTATCCATCCAAGCCCATTCTTTACCGCTATTAATCATCTTTACCTTTATGTTTTTTCTTTCTCCTATACTTTTTTTTATTTCTTATAGGTGTTGGAACACGAAGAGCATCAAACCATTCTTGTTGAGTTAACTTAACTTCTTTCAGTTTTTTGCCTTCGTTGTCTTTTTCCATAGTTTATTTAATCCACTCCTCAAACCCATGAGTATAGGCATCAATTGGATCCATCTCTGGAGATTCATCTAATAAGTTTTCAGCATACTGTTTTACTTCGGCTCTTAAGCCAAAAGCAGATGCTTCTGTTAGAATTTCTTCAATGTGTTCTTCTTCGGTGATCATTCGGTATGGTGTCGGTTCTTTCATATTATTTATGTAATGTTACAAATTCTCCGAAATGCTTATCAAAGATTTCTAACAGGTTATCGTAATCTCCACCCATCATTTCTGTTGTGAGTTCTCCTCTTTCATCAGGTTGATAGTGAAGTTGTTTTGCTAATTTTTGAGCCAATCCAATTAATGCAAATGCATTACCGTCTGGTCCGCTTAAGTCTACATGGATTCTTTCAGATCCAGGCATTGGTTTTGTTGTTATTGCCATTATCTACTTTTTAAAGATTCAATTTTTTCTGTCCCGGTATTAATCATTCTAAATACCTGATTCCACTTACCTTCATCAGCGATCCATTCGATGTCATGTGATGTATGTTTCATTTGCCAATTAGATAAAGCAAATCCGCCACCTGACATTTTAAAATCACCCTCTGAATTTTTCTTAAGTTTAAGGTAATGTACATTGTCACACATACAACTTACCGTCTTAATAATTACCTCTCTTGCTTCTTTCTTTACGGTTAACCGTGGAGGATTTTGTAGTAGTTCTTGATATTTAGACATATTCCGTTTGTTTAATTATATTATAAATATAATCAATTTAATTGGGAATTGAAAATAAAATGAGATCTTTTTTCTAAAAGTTATTAACAATTTAAATAACAGGGTTTTCAGCTCTCATTTTTTCTAAGAGTTTACGAGATATGATTTTTACCTCTTTTGAGAATTCACCCTTATCAATAATCCATTGAATATACCTTGCATCCGTTTCATAAACTTCTTTAAACGGTTTACCTTTGTTTTTACCAAAGTTAAATACAATTTCTCGTTTACCGTTTATTTCAGCAAATTTATATTTACCACTAAGGTCTACTTGATTTTTTCTTGATTCATTTACAACATCATCAATTTCTTTTGCTGTTGTAGGCATATCATAAAGTTCTTTTTGCTTTTGGAATATTTCCATTGTTGCACGAATATCAACGTCGGCTCTATGAGCGCCTTCTAAATCTTTTCCTGTATATTTTTTATATGCAGTACTTAAATCTCTACGTTCATATTTTGAATAAATTAAAAAAGGATCTACTACAGCTCTTTGGCGATGCGAGAATGCAATACCACTTCTCATAAATTCCTCTACGAGCATTGGTACATCAAAGTAAAGCGCGTTATATCCACCTAAGTCACTATCATCAATAAAGTCTAAAACTTCTTTTGCTATTAAATCAAATTGTGGTGCATCTTTTAATTGTTCTGGTGATATGCCATGCTTGTCCTGAGCTTCTTCTCTCATAACTGCATTTGGGCCGGGATTAACTAATGACTGAAAAGAATCTATTTCATTTCCTTCAGAATCGGTTTTTATCATTGCGATCTCGATAATTCTATCGCTACTTGTGTTAACTCCTGTGGTTTCTAAGTCAAACCAAACTATGTTTTTTACATTTTCCATATTATACTTTTAAACTATACTATTTCCAGACTCTCTCTGTTAAATTTTATATAGCTAAAATGTAAAAAGGTTTTAAGATTTTAGAAATTAATCTTCTACTATGATTTTGATTGATTGAATTGATGCAGGTAATTGTCCCATAGTTGAATTAAGTCTTCCTAAAGTAGAATTCATTCTTGCAAGTGTTTTACCCATACCACCAGATTCTTTCTTCTTATCATCACCGCCACCGAATACATCTGATATACTTCTACCTACTGACTCTCCAAAACTTTCACCTTGCCCACTCATAATATCTTTTATCTCTTCAACAGCCTCTGCTAATTGTTGATATGCTTTTGCATTAGAGCTTAATTCACCTGCACCTTTAAATAGTTTTGCAAAAGAATCAGCTTTCATAGAATCAATAGAATTCACAGCATTAGAGATTGATTGAATATCTGTTGCAGCCTTTGCTAATGAACCGTCTTGTGCATAAGTGGATAGTTCTGTTATAAATCCTTGCATATGATCCAAATCATTTCTAAATGTAGGATCTTTATAATACTTAACAAAAGTATCACCTATAGAAGTAAATATCGTTTCTATACTTTGTGCAATAGCAGCTGGATTTTCTAAATCTGCAAATGATTGTAAGCCTTTAGCAATATCAGTTAATGCAGTACCAGCACCATCTACATTTTCAATACCTTTTTGGACTAAGTTTTCATCCCAAGAAAATAACCAATTACCATCAGTCTCTTCCATTCCACCAATTTTCATAAATGCACTACCTACGAATGATAAGGCATTTTTAACCGCAGTGGCAAGTTTACCTTTTTTACTGAAGTCAACTGTTGTAGACATATCCGCAAATGTTTTTAACCCGTTTGCAATATTACTAAGTTCTGCACCAGCTCCTTTTACGGCATCAATTCCTTTCTCTACAGAGTTTTCATCCCATGAAAATATAAACCATCCATCCGTTTCTTCCATTCCCCCAATCGCACTAAATGCAGTTGATACAAATGATAAGGAATTAGTAACAGCGTTTGCAAGTTTACCGCCAGGTTTAAAGTCAATTTCTTTTTCTACTAGTTCTTGGAATGTTTTTAATCCTGTTGCAATATTAGTAAGTTCTTGCCCTGCACCTTTAACAGCATCAACACCTTTCTCCACTACATTCTCATCCCAACTAAACGGACCCCAACCATCTTCTACTTCCATTCCCCCAATTGTACCAAAAGCTTTACTAACAAATCCTAATGTATCTTTCACTGCTGTTGCTAAGAATCCACCTTCTTGGAAAGATTCAGTAGTTAATCCATAATTTTTTTGTAAATCTAAGAACGCCTTTAATCCACCTGTAATATCCGATAGAGCTCTACCTGAACCTTTAACGGCATCAATACCTTTTTCAACTTTATTCTCGTCCCATTTAAATGGACCCCAAGAATCTTCAGTTTCCATTCCTCCAATAGAAGCAAACGCTTTACTTAAGAATCCTAATGTATCTGCAATTGATACAGCTAAGAATCCACCTTCTTGAAATGCAGCTGCATCTAATTTATATTTCTTCTTAAGATCTAAGAAAGCAGCCAACCCTTTTGTAATTTCAGCAAGAGCTTTACCAGAATCCATTACAGAATCAATACCTCTCTCGGTAGCATTAGGGCTAAATGTATTTCCAAATACTGCACCAAATAATCCACCAGGACTTGCAGGTTCTCCACCTGCTTGTGCGAATGCTCCGCTAACAGAACCTAAAGCAACAGCAAGCTCTTGTGAATCTGCTTCAGTAAATCCTACTGCCTTAAATTTAGTAAGACCTACTGATAATTCTTGTAATGCTAAACCAGCAGCACCATACATAGCAGCGGCGGCTACACCTGCACCACTTTGTACAACTCTACTAAATACATTACCTACATTGGATAAGAAACCTGCCTCAGGATCCACACCTGAAAACGCAGCAGCAACAGCACCTAATGTAAATGATAAATTTTCAGCATCTTTTTTCGAATAGTCTACCTTTTTCATGTCAAGTAAACCAGGCGCCAATTCTTGTAATGCTAAACCGGCAGCTCCATATAAAACAGGTCCTAAGAGAGCAGCACCTGCAGTTGCAGCAACAGCTAATCCTGCTAATGCCATAATTCCACCTATTGCAATTAATATTCCAGACTGTACTAATACATCACCTAAGCCTAATCCTTTAGTAGCTTTTGCAAATGGTACATATCCTAAACTAAATACCATTAATCCTAAACCATTAACTGCTAATGCTAATGCACCTTGTAAAATATTAGATATTCCAAATTTTCCAACTAAAGCAGCAGAGGCGCCAATTGCTAATATTGTAGCACCTTGAATAAGAACATCACCAATACCATTACCTTTTGTAGCCATTGAAAAGATTGCTAAACCTAAAGCAAAAGGTATTAATGCTACACCTAAAATTGCAAGACCTAATGCACCTCTTCTGATTCTTTTAGACATTTTCTTACCACCTAAGATTGCAATCGCACCAGGTATTAATACCAACGAAGCAACCATTCCTATTAAAATAGGTGGAGCTAATATAATAAACATTGTAGAAAGTGCAAATAAACCGATTCCTATTGCAAAAGATTTTAATGCATCTCCTACTTTATCTAAAGTCCTTGCTCCTCTACCAATTCTTTGAGAAAGTTTCTTACCTCCTAATAATGCAATTGCCCCACCTACAACCGTCATAGATAATATTAAGAATGGTATTGCTAACATACCAGGTATAAGTAATATTGCTGATAGAGCTAATGCTTTTGAGAATTTCATTATGGAATCTCCCATTGCACCTAAGGCTTTCGCACCTTTCTTTGCATTCTTTGGTTGAGTTTTAGATAAAGCTTTATCTAACTTAATTATGTAATTTGTAAATTTATCAACAGCCTTTTCAGGTACAAACAGCCACTTCATCATTGCCTTTGCCGATATCATTGCTGCTGCTGATACTAAAGACACTGCCTTTGCCCCAGCTTCTACTCTTTTAGGTTTTACACTTTCAAAAGAGTCTAGTGTAGAAGTTACAAAACCTTTAAATTTACTTAAAGCTTTCTTTGGTACTAATAACCACAGCATCATTGCTTTTGCTGTTAGTTTTGCACCAAGACCTAAATCTTCTAATGTAGCCCCGGCATTACTTTTCTTAGCCTTACCACCCTTTTTACTAAACATTCCTCCTAATGGATTTCTGGATGTGTTTGCTTCAATGGCACTTAGTAATTGAGTCTGAGCAAATGCTTCGTCTATTAATAAACCTACTTGATTTGAATTAGATGAATCACTTCCAGAATTTGCTATTACCCTAAGTAAGTCAGTTTGTTTTTCTAACTGATTAACAACCTCCTTTGTAAAATCACCACCTCCACCTCCACCAGTAGAAACTGCAATAAGAGCATCTAATTTTTCATTAGTGCTCTGTGCAGCAGCCTCTATTTTTGTTAGAGGGTCCATTAAATCTTTAAGAGTTACAGCGGCCATTCAATCTATTTATTTATCAGAACTTTGGCATACTAATATTAGGCATAGATGGTGCTTTAAAAGAACTCATCTGTTTGCTCATAGACTTAGACATGCTGTCCGTATTATATTTATCCGAATAGGATTGAGTATTCTGTTTATCCTCGTCATTACGATCCTTGAGAATCTCATTAAACATTTCTAAAGTATATTCATACTCATAGAAAGGAAGCAAATCCAGCTCTGAAGGCTGGAGATGCAACTTTTCTAATAATAGTACTCGTACTTTATAAAAGTTCAGAAGAGATATCTTGAATAATAAAGAGAGCTTTGATCCCGCCGGGAAACGTGAGCGGAACTGCGACCTCCTCACCACAGCTATCACACGGAAATACAAATTCCGGTTTTACTCCTATTTTTGCTTTCTCTACCAATCTATAAATAATTGAGTATTTGCTAGCATCCCAACCTTGAAAATTTGTAACGGCTGAAAATATTTCTTTATCATTAAATCCTCTCCATTCTCTTTGAATGTAAGGTAAGATAGCTAAGGATGATTTATCCCAGGGTTTATTTTCTTCTTCTCTTTTTCGTATCCAATCGGTAATAGATCTCATAACACCAATTGTTGGTGGTGCAATAGTTAATGACCCGTGGCTTTTAGTTGTAACAGTAAAACATTTATTTTCATGGTCATAATACTTTTCTAATAAATCATCTTTATCATTAAATTGAAGATTGCCTGTTCTTAGCTCCATAGATTCTTGAGATTTACAAGTCCCTGTTTTACAATTCTTTTTTCCAACTGGCATCATCAGTTTATTTTCACCTTCTTTGAATGTTAACTCTCTAATAGATAAGATTAAGTATATTCTATCCTCTTCTAATACATCCCTGTAGGATCCCCTTTGGTTACCATACATAACTTTTGTACAGTTCACTAGAAGCGAGTTTAGCTTTTCATCTACATCTAAAATATTTTCTTCATCTAATGTAGAGAATTCTCTAATCTCACCAACTCTCGCGGCTCTAATATGAATTTCAAAATCTTCTCTATAAAATTGTCCACCAGAAGGAAAGTTTATTAAGTCTAATTTAACATAACCTGTTAATGCTTGTATTCTTTGTATTTCTGGATCATCAATGGATGTTACACCAGATCCTCTACTAGTATCTACTTTACCTAACTCGGTAATTTTACCATCTTCATTTGTTTTTACCTCGGCTTTAGTATCTACTATACCTTCAGCTGCCTCAAATTCTTTTTTAATATTGTCTTCGTGACTACTCATAATTATTTAGTTTTTATTAATTGTTTTTCAGGTGCAGTTTCCTCTACTATATGTTTAACTATTAACTGTCTTACATATTTGGATACTGGCAACGGTTTTGTTTTATTTTCCATTGATTTTTCGATGATGATTGAATTTAAATTATCTTCATCTTCTGGTGTTAAGAGAACTTGTAGTTTTTTAGTAAGTCTCTTTTTTTGTGGAATTAATTCTTGTACGCTTTCGTTATATCCATATTTAGGATTATCGGCTTTATAATTTTTTATCCAAAATTCTAGCCTGTCCATTATATGACTTAATGATTCTTCAGATTCAAATTCTTCAAGAATAGTTTTTTGAAAAGATCTTGTTCCAAAATCTTTAACTGCTCTTTTAATATATTTACCTGCCCCTAAATTGTTAGGGTTATCATTAATCGAATAACCTACATAAACTTTTCCATCGGTTTCATTAACTACTTTAAAGATTGTCATATGTTTAGATTATATAATTTATAATATATATCAGAGTGAAGATAAAAAAACTGGCCCTAGAGCCAGTTTTCTATTTAAAATATTTAAAAAGCTATTATGCAGCCCCAACATTTTCTTCAACCCAGTGATCACAACGATAAGTCATTGTTAAATCAACTGCGTCTGGAGTTTCATAACTTAATTCATCTACAAAATCAGGTTGACCAGTAGGGAATACATCTTTACAAGTAATCTTTCTAAAGATATCACCTGCTCTGTTATATTGTACAATGATCATACTTCCTACATAGTCTTTCTTTAATCCCATTTCACCAGTCAATGGATCATAGATTAATTTGTACCAATTACGGAATGTATTGTAAATGTAATTTTCGTTAGCTTCGTTTAAGTTAAGACTAAAGTTAACAGTCAGATCCATAAATGTTTGACCTGGCATACTTGCAAATGAACGATCAGCAAATTTGTATTTCTGTCCGATTGCATCTACAGAAGGGTTTAAGTTATTTAAACCTCCAATAGTTTTAACTTGCTCCAAGATTAAACCCGTATCATCCCCTAGTGGTGAAAATACAGTCACCTCGAATAAGTTAGGCTGAACAGGTTCGTACCTTTGGCTACTGGCCCTTGATTGGGTATAATGTGGTAGTGGCATAGTTTATTTTATTTTTTTTATATATTCTTATTTAGTTTCCTCTTATTGGAAGTTTCCTGAACTAATAGCTCCTGTTTTCAAAATGGTTGTTCTCTGTACGAGAATTTCCATTCCTCTTACTGGTTCAATATATGTATCTAGGATACCTACATTTTGATCAATAACTTCTGGAGTATTATTAGTTTCGTCCATTACGTTTTTATAATCATAAACACCATCATCATTTTGAACCGTTGCTAAGAAGTTATCAGCAAGTGTTTTAATTTCCAATCTAGTTTGTGCTGTATTAAATTCAAACAGATAGTTTCTAAGGATTGCTTCGATACCGTCTTGGATGTAAATTACAACCTCTCTACAGTTAATAGAACTTAATGCAGATTTTGTAGTCTGCTGTGCAGTTTTATTTGCAAAGATTGTTGGACCAGTTCCACTTTGGAATACAATCGGATTCAATCCAAATGGTTCTAAGTATTCTCTGTCCTCTTTTCCAAGATTAATTTCTAATCCTACAACTCCAGTTCCACCTACAACACCTCGACGAACTCCGGCAACTAATGACCACGGTAAAGCGTTTTCATATTTTGCAATAAAGTTATTTGAAACGTATGCAGCTGGTACAACATTTACATTTCTACCTAAATCCCTAATAGTAATAAAAGGATAATAGAATGCTCCCCAACTCGCACCTTGTGTTTGAGATGGTAATGAGTATCTAACAGTAGGATTCAATGAAAGATCACCACCAGTTGAAATAAACCTAGATGATAAACTTCCAGTTAGATCTTTAAATGAAGGATCTGTATTACTCTTAAAGTCTTTAGCCGACGGTGCATTTAATATTGCGAATGCATTCTTTCTAGTAGAAGCCAATATTGTATAGATCGCTTTAGATCCACTTTCAATACCGTTTCCAAATGTATCTACAATATATCTAAAGTTAATTACATCTCTATCAGTTAATGCCTTAAATAGATTAGTTCCATTTAAAGTACCGTTTAAGATTTCAACTTGTCTATCATTAGTTCCATTAGGTACATGAGTTGAAGTTAACTTAAATCCATCCAATGTAAAGATATTTAAATAATCAATCCACTTATCTATTGGGTAATATAACTCTACTTTAACAATACCTGCAGCGGTTGTTGTTGATATTTCGCTTTGGCATGTTACTAATAATGCAGATTTGTTCGCAGGAATAGTACTAAACTCAGCATTTGTTAATCCACCTTGTACAACATTAATTCTTGTTAACCTTGAGTGAGCTACACCAGAAGGAGAGCCTTCAGAATGTACTAAATAGTTTCCTACAACTATAGCAGCAGCATCAGGATTATCAGATGCTATTAATACTTGGTTAGGCTTTAGCCCAGTTTCAGTAACTGAGTTTGAGATAATATCTATAGAAACATTGTTTGCACCTTTTAGTGTTTGTATTCCTAATGTACCTGCAGCATAAGGATCAGCATCAGTATCTAAAAAGAAACCTCCATTAGCAGGATCTAAAGTAAATTGATCATGTGGTGTTAAATTATTAAAACCATCTTCTTCATAAGGAGTTATCTGAACAGATGGTAAGTAATAAGCCGGATCTGAGATTGGAACTGTTGTTAATGCCGTTGTTGGGCTTGCAGTATGAATCGCAGGATAATCTACAGCATTGAATACTAAATATGAAGTATCTTGTGTAGTAATTCCACCAATTGTATTTTCATATACCGCTTCATCTCCATCAGTAAGAGTACCGTTTGAGAATTGGCTATATAAGGTTGAACCATATCCACCTATAATATTTGCATTTGCATTATCGGCTAATATAGCCTCATCTGTTACAAACCCAAAGTCACTTTCGTTAATATAAGTATATGATGCTCCAGTTACATTACTAAAATCAGCAGGTATAATACCACCAACACTTGATAATAATAAGGTAATTGTATTTCCTACGATCTGTACTGATATTACCGGAACATATTTAGCTCCTGTACCAGTATTTGCTAATATGTAAGTTCCTACAGCAGTAGCAGAGTTTTTAGTAAAGCCTGAAAATGCATCCCATAATGGATCACCAGCAGAACCTACTACTTGTATTTGTATATCTCCACTTGTTAACTGTGTTACATTAATAGCTTCAGTTGTTGCAGATACTGTATTAGGAGTTGTTCCTGTACCAGCATAACTTACATCTGAAACAACAGCTCCACTGTAAGATAAGAAATTAACATCTTCCTGGAATGAATTAGCTTGAGTATATTCAAGGTTATGACCTATCATATCAATTCCGCCAGCAACACCATCAATTAATGTATCACCGTCAAATAAATCTTCATTTACTGCGACGAATATACCAGTGCTTGCCGTATCAGCATTAATAACTTTTTCAATAAAAAGGTTATTACCTAATAGGTCTGTAAAATTAGGAAGCAGTGATGCAGTATAAGTTGCAACTACATTAACTTCTGATTCATTAAAGAATTGTGCAATTTTTGTATCAGATGAATCCGAATCAAAAACTCTTCTTTTCAATCCTTGTACTTTATCAAAATATTGTTGGTAAATTGGATCTGCTACAAACCTTTCATACGGTGTTGCAGAACCAAAGTCTCCACCAAAGTTACCTTCTATTAAAAATACATCTACTAAAAAGTCGGATACTAAACTATCTTTATCTAAAAATCCTGGTACATTTGCAGCACCATACCATTCTTCAGCAGTTACATTAAATCCTGTAGAGTTTGCGGCAGATGCCTTTCTTACAATAACTGAAACTGGATTTTGACCTAAATTGGTAAAATCTAATAAATCATTTGTAGTACCTGAATTAAAGTCAAGTTTATTTGCATTTACATTGTCTAAGAATGCATCTGAGTCAGGATAAAAGAATTTATCTCTGTTGTACATTTTTTGATATTCTCCTAAGGCGCCGGCATTATCCTGAATGTCAGGGGTAGCAGCCGTACCAAATTTAATATACTCTACCTTATCGGCAGCAGTTAAGTTTAATAGATTAAGTGCAAGAATCGGTCCTCTTTCCAATGCTGCTAAACAGCTTCTGTGGAAAAATGAATCCTTTCTTTCTAGGTTTCTGTCAATGTCACCATAAACTTGTTTAAAGAATGCGGTGTCAGGTACAAATACCGGAGTATTGAAAGGTCCCGTTTTGGAGAAACCAACAATTAATCTTGTCTGATTAGCAGGAATACTAACTACTTGTGATTTGTCAAATTCAAATCTGTATGTTCCTGCAGCTTTAATCGAAGCGATTTTCGGATCTAGTGCCATCTTATATTATTTTTTTTATTTGCTTTTTTTATATATCCACTAACCTATAACTTTTTATACCAGGTCGTAGATATCAAAATTAAGTTGACCTCCTTTTGCATCCCTATCTAAGATGACATCAATTTTATCTTGAATAGTCTGTTCAGCAACATCATGAAGCTCTTCAGCAAAATCAGAGAAGTCTAAAGTAAAAAAGATTTCAGAACTATTTATACATGTCATTATTAAATCATCATGACCTAATTGACCAGCATAAGTTCCATTCGGTAATTTACCAAATGTTGCTGCTTCATAAACAGTCTGCTTATCTTTTATTATAATTTTATTTTGTGTAATATATTTTTTAAAGTTTTGACAAAATATAGGTTTATTATCTTTTTTAACCTTTAATCCAAATTGTTTCGTTTTAGCATCTATCCTATGTTTAAACTTAACAACAGATTCTTCATCAAAATCATTTCTTTGTGGAAAAACTGTTTCCATTCTTTTTATTAACTCGCCACCAAATAAATTCCATTCTATAATTAGTTTTACATTTTCAGAGTAAAAAACATCATAAGCTAAAATATAAAGAGATTTTGCAAATTCTTCTATTGTATGATTATTACTTCTAAATCTTCCAACTTGTCTAATTCTATAAAAATCAATAAAGCTACCTGGGGAAGTTACCTTTTTCCAGTCCACCTCTTCCATGATTTCTACTTTAAAAATATTTATAATAGAATAGTCACCACCAGTACCTTCTGCAATATCTACAGAGAATACCCAGTAATTTTCATCTTCTTCAGCATCATCCAAGTTAAATTCAGGATCCCATAGTAAACCAGAATAATCTACATCCTCATCATCAAACTCAATTATTTCTCTATGCACAAAATCTATTTGATTCGTTGTTAATTTTTTAAGGCTATCAGCACCTAATAATAATGATGAGCCTGCTATAAACTGATTTCCATATTGTCTATTAAATGCCTCATCACTACCTAAGTTGGCAACCTCTTGCTTCATCCATGCGTCATCTCTACCTGGTACATCCCACCAATCAACTCGGAATGGTGTATATTCACTTAATCCTTTATCAGCAGCCGTATAGATGTCATAGAACTTATTAAAACCATTAGGTGTACTTGTTATTATTACTTTTGAATTTGTTGATGCAGATACTGTAGGATACACGTTTTCATAAAAAGTATCAACAAAATTTGCAGGTATATGCGCAAACTCATCCATAAATAATAAATGAATAGTAAAACCGATTGCTGCTTTCTTTGTAGTAGTCTGACCAATTATTCTACAACCATTATCAAACTTAGAATTAAATACATCCCATTTAAGTGTACCAGGTTTTAAAAAGAAAGGTAAGTGTTCTAATATAGTTTTACCTTTATCAATGATCTCTCTTGTGGTTGCACCTTTGTTTGAAAGTATTAAAGAATTCTTATCAAAATTAAATAATGAATACCAAGCAATAAAAATAGATGAGCAAATTGTTTTACCTACCTGTCTACTTGCTAAGCATACATTAAATCGCTCTGCTTGGAATTGCCTTAGCATCTCTTCCTGATAAGGTCTTAAATTAATTGTCTGTAAACCATGATCGGTCATTACAGTACAGTATGTATTTGCAAAGTATACAATATCTTTTGCACACTTTTTAATTTCCTTTATTTCATCAGACGTATAATTAAATACAATATTACCTTTTCTTAAATTAGGATTACCTTCATAGAATGGAGTAGACGCAGGCTTATAACCTTCTTCTATTGCAAACATTAACTGTTCTACACTTTCACTTGACCATGAAAATGCTTGCTTAGCTTTACCAACATTAAAATCAAATCCTGCGCTAGGCGCTTGCGGTTTCTGTGCCATCTTCTTCTATTACGGCAAGAACATGATTTATATGAAGGATTTCAAACTTATCTCCATCCAATGTATATTCAGTACCCTTACCTATTGTTTTTACTATTTTATCGCCTTTCTTTACTTCTAGGCCATCGGCTGCTTCAATCACTAAAGCTACCCTATTATATTTTTCATCAGGGAGTATTAAGCCGCTATCAGTTCTTCTTTCACCTTTTACTATTTCTTGTGTAAGAATATAACTATTCTTCATTTTCATCGCTATCGACATCTTGTATATCTTCTTCGTTAATTGTTTCTTGTAATGCTCGCATTAAATCTTTAGTACCCCTTGACTTAACACCACTTTGTTTTTTATTATTACTACTCTCTGAATTTCCATGATAAACATCAATATCTCTGGAAGTCTTTTTAGCATTTTCTTCAATAGCCACCATGTACATAGTTTGGCTCTTAATAATATCCAATAAAGTTCTTTGTAAATCACTAAGTACTTCAAACATTCTTGGTGATACATCACCCTCATTAATAATATCCATCAATTGAGAAATAGCAATTTCACTGTTCTCCATTTGTCTAATGAGCATACCTAAAGCATATTCATCTAAATTAGATTTTGCTTGAATATATTCATGTTCAGCAATAATCTCTTCACTTAAATAAAACTTAAGTAAACTGGACATTACCTTCTTTGCCTTTCCTTTAGCCTTTGTTAAGGCAACTGCCTGTGTACTTTCAATCTTTACTCTTGATAATTCTGGAGTTTCATCTAAACCAGGTACTTCATCTGGTAAGTCATTAAGTAAATCTCCGATACTATCTCTAAATTTATCTTTTGAATTATCTTCCATTAGTAAGTTATTTGTAATATATATTCCAGGTTATCTGGCATCGGTTACATCCTGTAGCATTAATTCAGGTGAAGCATTATCCAATAGTAAAGTCAAATGAGTATCCTTTACTACATATTGACTAAGTATTAAAGATTGTAATTCTTCTTCTATTGGTTTTTTCCAAATTCTTATGTTTGTTAAATCAGTTTCACATCCAAATAATTTCCATGATTGATCATCTATTACAGTTTGTGGTGTTGCTGTTTGCGTTTTATTATAAATTAAATTTAATGATGCTGTTAGGTTTGGATTAATAGCACCAGATGTTTCTACGGTATTATATACGAATAATCCTAATTGCCTAGCAGTAGCATTTAAATTAATTACTATGGCATACCATTTATCTTTAGCAAAAGACTGGCCTATTTTCCATTTATAATAAACCTCATTAATTTTCATAATAAACCAATTAGGTGTATAAGTAAAAGAAACATGCTGAGTTGGTGGCAATAATGAATTTTCATAAACCATAAAATTATTAGTTGCTTCCTTATTAAAACTAGGTGATCCTGTAGTAGTTACATCATCTATGAACTGTTCATCAATAACAATAGATTCACCAATTATTTCAATAACCTTTCCTATACCGTTGTATGACTGTGTTCCTCTTATCTCCACCCAATCCCCTATATTAATAGAATTACCGAATTTAGGTAAACCTCCTGTATTAAATTGTACCTTCCCATTATTGTCTGCTATTGATAAAATAAGTACATTATTACCTAGTGGTGTTTTATACTGTGGTCTTATCCAAAACGTAAATGCACGATCTTCTTCGCTACTCCATCCTTTTTCATATTGATACTTAATAGCTTCATTCGTAGTTCCCATAGAGGCTAATCTATAATGGTACTTAGAAATTATAGTCCACTCATTATAAACATTCTCCTCTTTTATAATTAGTTTTTTGTTTAAACTCCTCCTAACATAATCATTACCTAATGTTCCTATTGTTTTATACTGATTATCTTTTCTTACATCCTTAAATTCATTTTCTCTCTCAACTCTAAACTTATCTTCTACATTTGAGATTAATGCATCTGTGTTAGCTTCAGCCTGTATTCCTGCTGTAGTATTTTCGTACCCAACAGCGGTCCTCTTTTGGTATGGTACTAAACTAACCCTCCAATAAGATCCTGCATATAAAAAATCATCGGCTTGTGCAATTGCATCTACTTCATACATCCTATTCATATAATCTTTAAAATATAAATAGTCTCTCATTTCAGGTTTGGCGCCTAATCCGAATATTGCCTCGAATGCAGATTTGACAATATGTATTTCAAATTGAACAGGAAAATCCATCATCATAGGATTAAACTGTATTTCTCTTGTTGGTAATTCGTTATCAGGTATTAGGATTTTTACTTCTCCTTCTTTAATAACATCAAATAAAGAATATTCTTTTAATATAACATCCTTGCTTCTTTGGTCTGCCTTTGTCTTAAAGTAATCAACACAAAACCCAAACATATTAGAAGTGATTGCAGATAACTGATTATACATTGAAGATGCTCTAGATAAATCATAAGGATTCCATGTATCACCACAGCAATCTACAACAAGGTTAGGTACGCCAATACATCCTTCAGATCCACACTCAACTTGAGGTATTCTACAGATTACACCGCCGTCTGTTACTAATTCCAGTGCGATAGATTCAAATTCTAATGTGCCATCACCTACTTGTTCATATCTATACTGAATCCAAAAAGGTTTATTAGGATTTAATAATAAAGCCTCTAGATTCGCATTAGTAAGATCAATATAATCAGAATATGTCACACCATCCGTTCCCCATCTAAACTGTTTATTATAATAAAGACCTGATGCTTCACCTTTAGTTTCATCAGTATATCCTAAAACTTCAACTACATTTAAATAAGGTTCTTGGAGACTAATTAATATAGCATCGCCATTAGCATCTGTTGTTCTTCCGTTAACTGCCATTGATTAAGAGTTTATTTGTTCGTATGAACTTTTTGAATTACCTTCCTTTTTAAAAGTTTCTCCAATTATATAAGAACCTACAAAAGGTGTTAGTGCTGCAAAGTATGCCGCTGCACCCATAAGATCAGCATTCTTAACAATTACCCATACTCCTATAATAGTCCATAAAGCAATTGTAATATACATAAGATTTTCTCTCTTGCTATTTTTTCCTTTTCTAAAAATAGAACTATCTTCACTAGGTCTCATACTTTCACCAAAGATGTATGATGCTACAAATCCTGTTAAAGAAATAAAATATCCGGCTAATTGAGTAAAGTCAGTATCAAAATATGTAGCAGTAACACCAACAGCAACCCATAAAAAGACTACTAAGTATGTAACGCATTCACGCTTTGATTCACAACAGCGATTAATAAATGATTTCATAATACAAACATTATTTGTTTATATATTCAGCTACTAATATGGAGTATAGTCTGTCTTTACGATTAAGATAGGATCGTCTTCTTCAAGCTTTTGATCAATTCTATCCAATATGCTGAAGGTACTTAATTTGCCTTCTATATCCATTGATGTCAAAATATCAATAATTGCAGTAGCTTTCATATAGAAATATGGCTTTCTCTCTAGATATTTATTTTTTAATATCTTAAAATCAATCAGTGTTTTATTAAAGGTGTCTAACTCTGTTCTATCCATTAGCCTAGTTAAATCAAAGATACCTTCAATTATATTAAAATGAAAACTTAAAATAGGAGCACCTCTTTCACCTTTAATTAACCTACTAAAGTGTTTATCATCATTAACTTTAAATGTTAAAAAATCTAAATTCTCAAGCCTGTTAAAAATAGAGAATAGAAAATAAATTGAATTAGGTTTAATATTAGGGTTTGGAATATACCCAAAGTCTTCTGCTTTTTTGATTTCACCGCTAAGTCTCTTACTAGTTTTAACAGCAGTTAAGAAAGATGATAGCTTAACAGTAATTTCGCCGTCTATCTTTGATAGATTTTTGCATTCCTTTTTTACTCTGTTTATAATAATACTATCAAAGTAATCATACTTATACAAAGTAAACATAATATGTGTAGGGATGCCTAACTCAAATTTATTATCAATTAACATCTTTACCCATTTGTTTTTCTAATGTATCTATCGAGGACTTAATTAGTGATGGGTTATGTTTTAGAGCTTCTCTATATTCTCTTTCACCTATTTCGTTAAATTTCATATACATCTCTTTTGCAGCTGGATTAGGATTCCATTCTTTTGCTTTTTGTTTAGGTGTCTTTTTTACTTTTGTATAAATAAAGCCTGGTACTCTATTAAATTTAGAAGATATTAATCTCCATGATTCAGCTTGACCAACAGGATCTATTTTTAATGTATTAAACATATTCGCTTGGATAGGGAACTTAATACTCATAAACCTATTAGTCATAAATGAATTTTTAGATTTATCATAATTAGATACCTTATCCCAATTAACATCTTTACCGAAAAGTACTTTTATATAGTCAAATAATTTCATTGAGTTATTTTATATTTATATGAAGAAAAAGTAAAAAGTTTAAAAAATCTTATCTTGTTTTTTACCACCTTTTATAAAAGACATATCATCAGAATCACTATCATCATCTTTAAAGAATGCAGCCTTAAAAGAACTATCAGTTTCTTTTGAGTATTCAGTATTCTCTAAAATAGATTTCATTGTAGAGATCGTTTTTAATTGCAAACCTTTTACATTCATTTTTGATTCTACTGATTTAAACATTTCATCTAGGATACCTTCTGGTATTGATTCAGCAGCAAGTACCATAAGATTAACATTAGATTTTAGATTAGTAATAATCTGTTCTCTGCTCATATGTTTTGCATTCATAACTCTTACGGTCATATTTGCAAGGTCAGTAATATACTCATCATTATAAAGATACATATGAGACAAGTGGCCATGTTTTTCTTTGAACTCAGCGATGATAGCAGTTGCCTTGTTTTCACTGATACCATATCTCCTATTACCTTTTTTATAATAGTAAGCAGGTGGTACATTATCACCAGCATCTCCTGTGAGGACTTTACGGAAACGGAAGTCTTCAGGATCAACCTCTATAATAGAAACCTTTTTCTTTGCGACCAATGCTTTAAGTAATTTCTTAGCCTGATTCTCTGGTGATACAGAAGTTTTTAGTACATCAAATATATCATCAGATTGTTCTTCTTCAGTTTGAGAATCCATCCATTCAGAAAAACCTTGGTAAGTATATAATTTTTTATGGGCTGGTGAAAATAGAATAGTATGAGTATGATTGCTTTTGCTCTTATCTACTAATTGAACTAAGTCTCTATCTCCAGTAAACATAATAACTGATTTGTCATTTGCAAGACATTCAGTATTCCATGCATACATTAAATCGTCACCTTCGGCTCCGTCAATTTTTGAAATGATAACACCTTGCTTAGACAAAATAGAAATAAAGTCAGCTGTTGCTTTTGAAAAGTTCTCCCAGTTAAGAGCATCGTTTTGTTTACGATTACCTTTATATTCTGCCTCTGGGTAAAAGTCTTTTCTCCATGATCTTGAATCTACCGTCCAAACAACCTTATCGATAAGACCTTCAAATAATCTAATTTGATATGCAAAGTCAGTTGCCAATTTTTTAACAAAAGCCTGTACATCTTCTTCTGTACCTAATAAACCTTTTTCTTTAGATCTTGTAGGTATTACATATAATGTTCTAAATAGAAAATAATTACCATCTATTACAAATGTATGTCTGCCAGTTTTCTTCATATTATGTAGTGTTTAATTAAAATATAACAAGTTTTACAGAGTTCTGAAAGAACCTGATAAAGTTTGTTTTTCAATTTCTTTTATATCTATTCCATCATTAAGAAGTGACTTATATCTGGTAACAGCTGCACCTAGCTCCATGAAATTAGGATATTTAATTATAAGTTTTTCTAAAAATTCTTCTGTCATTTTTCGTATATTTTAAATTTTGATAAATCAGGATAAGGTAATGTTAAATCTTCTTGATGCTTTTTAGTACCGTCCTGGTTATAAAATTGGTTCATTAATAATAATCCTCTTGCTGCTAATTCTGGCATCATATAAAAATTCCAACCAATCATATCAAAATTATCATCATGATAAGAACATTCCCTACGACCTGAATACCTTGCTCTTTTAAACCAATGGTATGCTTTTAAACTATCAGTTAGTATTGCACCGCCTTTAGATAATTTAAAATGTTTAAAAGGTCCAGTAAACGATACACACATATGAGTAGAAGGTTTATACATATCTGCAGTAAATGTTAATGCTGAATCCCAAACATTAGATCCTTTTAATTGATATGCACCAGTTAATTTACCCTTTAAAACCTGTGGGTGTTTTTTATTCCACTTAACCTTTAACCCTGCATGGATTATTTCACAAGGGACTGATGGGTAAGTTCTATTCGGAATTATTATAGAATCACCTACTATAGATTTATTAACATGATTCTCATAATATAAAGCAAGGAATAAACCGTTACTCATATTATCTAATGTCACTGCATATTTAGAACCAGTGTATTGTGCTAACTGCTCTTCGAACTCTTCCGTATTTTTATATACTCCGTATGCCATTATGCCCCGTTTACTATTGTTTGTAATTCATATATACAAGCGAGCATTGATACTGCAGGATCAATTACCTGTTGCCGTTGTGCCTGATATTTTGCAACCGTTACAATTATCTGTGGAATAAATTGTGTATATGATTGTCTATCTTGTTTTATAAAATCTATAAATTCTGCGCCTAAAGAAGATAAAACATCATCAGTTCTATTTGCATAATTAGATAACATATATTGATAATTTTTTACAGGATCTTCTCCATCAATAACAAGATCATAAATATCTTTATATACTGAACTGAATTGTTTAATGTTTTCAACTGTTATAGTTTCTACACCTTGTGATTTAAATCCTTGTAACTGATTTAACATATTTCGCAAATCAGGAAATTTTCTTTTTACTAATTCAACCGCCGCGTGTTTATCAATCCCAATACCTTCTTCTTTGCATATTTGAAAAATCCTCATAATGTAACTTTTCATTATTTCAGTTTCTTCTTCTTTACTAAAATCAAAATCAATCATTTCAAATCTTGATTGAATTGGATCTGGTACTTTATTAATATAATTACATGTTGCAACGAATCTTGCGTTTACAGCAAATTGATCCATAGTAGCTCTTAGTGCTTTAAAGAATTGATCAGATACACCATCAATCTCATCAAGTATAATTACTTTCATTTTTCCTGGCTCATCCATTATAGAACGATTAGCGCAAAAATCAGTAATTCTATTTCTTACAACATCTACTGAAGTATCTGTTGACGCATTAATATAAAGGTATGGATGCTTAAAATGTTTTACCAGTACCTTAGCAGCAGATGTTTTACCAGTACCTGGACTACCATGAAGTAATAGATGTTGATAAACTCCTTTGCTTAGCTTTTCCCCAACTCTCTGTGGCGTAATTAAATCATCTAAGGATTGTGGTCTGTACTTCTCTGTTAATAGTACATTTTGGATATTCTTCATATTTAGTTTGATTTATTTTTATATGGAAAAAATAGCATTTGTTTCAATGTAAATAAATAAAAAAAATCTATTTAATGAGTCCTAGAAAAATACGAAAGGTTATAAAGGTTAAAGTAGACCCGGCTGTATCTAGTAATGTTAAAAGTAATATAACTAGAGGCCCTGTACAAGTCCATGTAAATAAACCTTCAAAACCTGCTAGTGTTGCAGCTATTCGTAGAAGTAATGTACAACCTAAATTTAAACAGCCTACGGTTTTTAAACCAATAACTAAAATATGGAATGCTAGCGATACTGTGTATATTATTGGAGGAGGTCCTTCATTAAAGAATTTTAAATGGTCTGAGCTAAATAATAAAAAAACCATAGCTATAAATAAATCTCTTTTAAGTTATCCAAACGCAGATGCTGTCTATTGGACCGATGGCAGATTTTATAATTGGCATAAAAAAGATATTGATAGTTTCAAAGGTTTAAAATATACAATTGCACCTAGACGAGAAATGAGTGAGGATATTCACTTACTAAAGAGAGGTGAAAAATATGGACTAAGTACTTCCTTAAATACCTTATCCCATGGTATGAATAGTGGTTATGCTGCTATTAACTTAGCATTACATCTAGGATCCAAAAGAATAGTTTTATTAGGTTATGATATGGGAAATGTTGGAAGCTCTAGTCATTATCATGATGGATATCCAATTAACGCAACATCCGATAACATTTACAACAAACATTTCTTACCAGGTTTTAATATTCTAAAAGAACATATTAAAGGTAAAGGTATAGAGATTTTTAATGCATGCCCTACAAGCAAATTAGATTCATTTAAAAAAATAACCATAGAAGAAGCTCTATCCCTTAGATGATCTTCTTATGTAAGTCATGAACTCCCTCTGTTCACCTTTTAATAAGGTTTTACAGCGTTTAGTAAAGTTGATTGATGAATCTATTATTCTTTGATCAACTCTTTTATTTGATGAGTTATGTGATTCAGAACACTTATTACATACAAAGTTTTCAACCTTTTTAGAATCCATTCTTGATTTAATTTCAATCTTACAGATTCCACAATTCCAATCTACTAAATCAGAGTCTTTTTCTAATTCTTTAATATTTGTAAAGGTTTCTCTAAAAGGATTCCAAAGTATACGGTTAGGATTCTTTTCATGCTCATTCATATCCTCAACCTTAAATATAATCTCAAAGGCATCTACATCAGAATCTAACCATTTCATATGATTATTTTCTAATAAAAGTTTTTGCTTCAAAGGAGGCAGATTCTCCAATAGAATTCCATGCCTCCTTTTATACCATCCAAAGTTTATCTTACGAACTTTATACATAGTGTCTATTTAACAGTTGCAACATTCACAACTACATGATGTTCCACATTTACATACTTTACAATCACATTTCATATTAATAATTATTTTTGTACATTATTCATTAACCTTCTAAACTTTTCAGAAACTGTTTCTTCAAGCGGTTGGAATGATTCTGGTAATGCAGCTAATTTCTTTTTAGCATCTGCTTCCTTTTTTCTAAGTTCAGCAATGTCTTCTTTACTATCTTCAATTGCCTTTTGTAATTTTTGAACCTTTTCATCAGAACCTCTACCGGTTTTTAAATCTCTTTTAGCCTGATCTAAATCTTTAATAGCTTTATTCATTGCAGTTCTCTCATCCTCTACTTTATCATTAAAGTCTTTAATATCAGCTTCTAATTTTGCACCTGGATCATCAGGAGTATTATCATCAACATCGGTATCAGTATCGGTCTCTGTTTCAGTATTACTATCTGGATCAAGTGCCTTTATCTTTTTCATTATTTCTCCAATGTCATCTCCTAGCCCTTGAAATAATTCATCATTAGCATCTAACTTAGCTTTTTTCTGTTGAGCTTGTTTAAATTTAATCTCTGCTTGTAATTTAGCCTTTTCATCTTCCCCATCTTTTACTTTATCATATGCAGCTTTAGCTTTAGTAATCTCACCTTCAACAGCTTCTTTAGCCTTATTAGCTTTTTCT